TTGAGATGTGTAGTGGTATGGAGAAGTTCATATCGGGATTAGCGATTAGAGTGGCTCTAATTAACATATGCAACCTGCCTAGACCAAACTTCTTAGTAATTGATGAAGGGTTCGGAACATTGGATGCCGATAACCTATCATCACTCTTTATGATGATGCAATATCTTAAAACTCAATTTGATTTCATATGGGTTATATCTCACTTAGAACAAATGAGAGATATCGTAGATGGACTTATTGAAATTAAAAAAATAGATGGGTTCTCTAAGATTAATTTTTAGTCACCGGTAATACATTTTTAGGTGTGGTCTTGTTCAAAGACTGCACCTTTTCTTTTATAAGGGTTTCTACTAAACCATTTATCTTATATCCTTTCTCTTTACAAAATTCCTTTAATGCTAGGTGTATTTTGGCATCTATTTGTATCATTGCGTACCTTTTCATAACTTTCTTTATTTTTCTTTAGTTTTCTATATATAATTATAATGATAAAAAATATTAAGAATATTTATCAATAAGAATAATAGAAACTCACATGGCAAGAATCAAAAAATATGGATTAACTTATGCACAACCATTAAGTGCATATGCAACATTTATAAAAGACACGGCACCAAATTCTCAATATTTTAGAATTACCGAATTTAAAGAAACATTTACTGGTGGTAAAAATGGTTTCTTAATTGAAGGGTGTGAGCACTTAAGCCAAGCAACGGAAGTTCAGATTCAGGTATTAGATGTTGCTGGTAACGCATTATATGTTGAAGTTGGAAATGGTATTCCTGAATATTACGAAGGAACATCAAAAATAATTTCAGTTTATGTATATGAAGATACTCCGGCTGGACCAGCAACTATAACAATATTAGGTCAATTAAAAACATATTTAGATGAAGGTGGGGTTGTACGAAATATACCCGATGAGTGGAAAAATAATTATAATATTAAATGGCAAAAATCATTTAATATAAACACACTTTTAAGAAACGAAGATAAGGTAAGATTTTATAGAAGACCAAAAGTTGATATAACCGAAATAGTTAAACCAATATTTTCGGCGGGATTTTCAAATGTAACAAATACGGGATTAGTAAGTGGAACGCCTGTATCTCCTAGAACTGGAGAATATTTATCTGATTATAAACAACCAGCTTCATATCGTTTAAAAACAACAAATAGTGCGTTTACAGGTTCAATGGAAGGTAACTTAATTAATGTAACTAGTTTAGCATATTCTCCTGTAATATCGGAAGTAATAAATAAAAACGAAATAATAGTAACGCAGCCATATGTAGATTCATTTGGAGTTGTTTTACCATTTACTGATAGGGCATATACATCTACATTTAGTTATATTGAAGGAGCTAGTAATATAGCAAGTGCACTTACGGGGTCTTTTGCAAAAATAAAATTAACTGATTTAACTGCTTTTGTTGGTGATGTTGCTAGAGTTAGAATATTTAGAAAATCTCAATCAGATGTTACCGATTATCAATTTGTACAAGAGGTTGTATTGGAAACAAATGAATTACTTTTAGATTTAGAAACAACTAATAAAAATCAAGAAACATATGGTATATTTACGCAAGATATAATAAAAGATTATTGGGTAACTTCATCAAATAGTATATCAGCACAATTTAATCAAAATTATTTATTTAATTCTGTAAAATTAGATAGTTCAACTCCAAATTATTTTTATACAACAAAATCTTTAGCAATAACAAAAGATGCTGAATATAATTTAAGTTTTAATGTAAGATTGACTGAAAATATAGCTCCAGGTAATTACATTAAGGCTTTTTTAAGTGGCTCAAAACAATCTACAAATGGAACTGTACAAGTAAAACAAGCAATTACAACTGTATCATCTACAAATAATGTATTACAAAAATCAACAAATACTGATAATATAATAGCTGAAGAAATAGATAATGCTAGGTTGTATTTTGAAGTAAAAGGAAACGGATGGCATGTTGCAAATGTAAGTTTTGTAGCAGCTCAAGAGACATCTTTTTCTCCTGACGAAATTACATTTATACAACCAGTACCAAGAACATTACCTGAAGAAACTTTTAAATATCGTTTTGAGTTTTATGATATTAATAATAATTATATTCCTGTATTAGTTGAAGAAACTAAAACATTTGATGGAGGTAATTTACAAAGATTACAAAAAGGATTAGTATTTAATCCAAAGTATTTGTATTTTACATTTGATTCTGGTTCAAATCCAGTAGAACCAACAGTTGTAGGATTTAGTGTAACAAAAAATTTATTAACTGGTTCGGTAACATATACATCACAATCATTTGATTTTTTTGGAGATGAATTATTTGACTACGATTATACAGGACAAATATATCCTGGTGTGTTGGATGAGATTACAAGCGATAATCCAACATTAAGAGTTGCTAACTTTACTGGTTCTAGACTGGATAAAAATATCCAGCTTATAAAAATAAAAGGTAATTGTGAAGGTTTTGAGGATACGGTTATTATTAGTAAAGTATTAGATGGATTTGGTGGAGTTAATCATATTATTAGACCTTATAGAGGAGTTGATATTAGAAATAGTAGTACTCAAAGTTTAGAAGTACAAGCAGTTCGTATTGATGGTATAAATGAAATTATATTAAATAGTTCAGCTGTAAAGAATTGGGGAAATATACAATTACATGTTTTATCCGCATCTCTTGACCCATTAAACGAACCTGAACGATTTGTAAACTTAATGTATGTTACTCAAAGTAATTTTATTAAAGGATTGATTACTGGTTCATTGGGTAGTAAACAAATAAACTATAATGCAACATTTAATAGAGATTCTATTGATAAACGATTGACATTGTATTTAATGCCATCTTCTTCGGCTGTGGGAGTTCCAGCGTATATCGCATCATCTTCTGTACTAACTTCAATAGTTCTTTCAGATTTTCAGGATGGATTAGATTCTGGATTCGTAGCATATGATACTGATGTATTTAATATTAATTTCAGAGACAGTTTAAATTTTATTCCAGCGATTGCAAATGTGACTGGTTCTTTCTTTGTAAGAGGTAGAAACACAGACCCATTAACATCATCGTTGAGTGTATATCCATCAATGTCAATTAACAAAGATTTTGTTCCTGAATATTGGGTTTATTATGTAACTCATAGTAGTACTTGGAATAGAGATATTTCAGTTGTTGCAATTGATGATGATAATAATCCAATAATATCCCAAGCACCAAATTCTGCATATGGTAATTATGTAAGAAGTCCATTAAATCAAAGTAAGACATTAACAATAACTTACACATATACTGAACCATATACATCTGCATCGGTTAGCGTTGATAAGACATTTACAATAATTCCTGCTGGTAAGCCTGGTGACGAAAGTATTGTATTTGAAATAAACCCAGCTAATGTATCACTAAAAGCAAATCCAAAAGGTATAGTTAATAGCTATTCATCTTCGGTAACGGATATAAGATTAAAGCAAGGGTCTAGATATTTGATATATACGGCAAGTAGAAAAGAAGGTACATTTTATATAGCACAAGCATCTATTACATCTTCTAATATAATGCCCGGTTTTGTAATTAATCCAGCTGGACCTGGTTTTAATAAAGATTTTACTGGTTCTTTATTTATAGGAACTGCAAATAGTTTAACTAATTTAAGTGGTAGTGTAACATATCCATTGGAAATACAACCATACTACACATCATCAGTTTATACTGCTAGTGTAATACAAACTTATACAAAAATATTAGATGGCCCTCCACCAATAGAAGTAATCATATCACCGGCAGCTACTGCTATTCAAGCTGATGAAGTTGGATTTGTATCACCTGCAGGATATGCTGGTGCTAATACAACGATTAAAGTTAGAGAAGGAAATGATTATTTAACTTTAACAACCCAATCAATGGCTCCGGGTACATTTAGAATACAAACAGGAGGTTCTGTAATACCATCAAATATTATGGTGGAAACTATTACATCATCATCTAGAGATACTGGTATTGTTAAGTTTAATAGATTTGATTATCCATATGTATCTTCAAGTATTCAATATAATGTTGTTGTAAATCCATACTCATTAACAAATGGACATGTTTACACATCATCGGTAATAGAAAGAACACAAACTATTACTAAAAATGTGGCACCACCAAATGCTAGAGCAGTAGCATTGGAAGCAACTACAAACACAGTAAATTTTGATGGAGATGGTGTTATAACATCACCATTAGACCCGATAACATTAACTGCAACTGCAACAAATACAACTGGAGCTGTTTGGTTTAATTTCTATAAAAATGATGATACTAATACTGGAACAGGACCAACTCCAATTCCTGAAGTAAGTGCTGGTTCAAAAACAGCAACATATGAAATTGAGGGTTCTGATGCAGTAGATCCCGGTGAAAATGCAAAATGGTCTGTTATCATTCGTGATGGTAATAGTTCACCATCCGCACCTATAAGAGCAACAAATTCATTAACTATCACTGGTATAAAAAATGGACCAACTGCATATAATGTTCAATTAACAAATGAAAACTGTTCTGTAATATATAAAGTTTCTGGACAACTTTCTGTTGTTGGGAGTGGTACTCAAGTAAAAGCAACTAAAGGTGATGTTCCATTATTACACAAAACCGCTGTAGTAGATGGAGGACCTGGCTTTAGTCCAAAAACAACTGACCAATTTGGTAATGATATTGGTTCAATTGGAGAATACCAAGTTTCCGTATATTCTGTATCAAATCATTTAACATTAGGAGATAGTGTAGAATTCCCTGATACATTACCTACATTTAATGATATTGCAAAAATAGGCGATTTAGCCGGATGGGCAACTCCTGAAACATATCCAATTGCTGAAGTAGTATATAAAGTTGATATTGAAAACGGAAGATTAATTCTTTTTAAAACCCAATCATTATCAATTAATTTTGAAGGAGCAACCGGTCCTGGTATTGTAATGAGAGGAGAGTGGAATAATACTACGGATTATAGTGGTTCGGTTGAAACTCAAAATAAAAGAAGAGATGCGGTTATTTACGGAACATCTCCTGTAACTTATTACGCTGCGGTAAGTGGTAGTGGACCTACAACATATAATAAGCAAGGTACTTTAGTTAATTATCATGCACCAACTGCAGGAGGTGATAATGCTTGGTGGCAATTTTTAGGAGAAGAAGAATTCTTTGTGGCAGCTAAGATTGCAATATTTGAAGAATCATTTGTAAAAAATACAATTAATATTGGTAACAATATTGGAAGTGCATTTGCAAATATTGTATTAGCTGGAGGACGTAATGACCCATATATGGCTATAGGTCAATATGCTAATATCGGATATAATCAAAGTGGTATTTGGTTAGGAATCTATGATTTAGGAGCAGGGGCTTATATGCCTAGATTTTCTTTATTAGATACTGCTGGGACTAGTTATTTAAAGTGGAGTGGTACTGGATTGCAAATGGCAGGGGATTTGGAAATAGTAGCAGGTGCTACTGGTAACGCATCAACTAAGGCTTTTGCATCTGGTTCGGCTGGAACGGCATTAACATCCGCAGAAAATATAGCACAATTAAAATCAACATTTGCATATAGCGCCTCATTATCTAGAACTAAAGAATTAGCAGATGGTGCATTTCCTGGTACTTTTATATCATCTAATTTTATATACTCTCCTATTGTTGCTGGGGTAGATGGATATTTCTCATCTACATTTAAAGTAGGACAAAATGGTATTACATTAGACGGTGGTAATAAAAAGATTTATATTGGAACTGGTACTTACAAAAATTCAAACACTTCATTTTATGTAGATAATAACAGTCAATTCTCACTTGGAGATAGATTATATTTTGATGGTACTAACTTAACTATTGCTGGTAAAGTTACTGCAGATAGTGGTAACATTGGAGGTTGGGTTATTGATGGTGATAATTTAAGGGATACAAATTCAAATATTATATTAAATCCAACTGTACCTGCAATTGAAATTTATGATAATTCTGATGTAAAAAGATTGGATATACGAAAAGGTACACTATCTTCACCTGGTGTTGGTACAACAATCACAATAACACCACCACAATTTGATGATGAGTTTGGAGCATCCATGTATTATTATAATACTTGGCCAGGTCTTGAAGAATATCGTTCAGTTGCATATAATACTCTTACTGTAAGTACATCGGGTACATATATAAACGCTACGCCAAGTTGGGGTGTTTCACCTACTCTTGAGTTAGAAGCAGGACCCAGTAATTATATAGGTGATATATCTGTAGATATTTATATTGAAATTCACAATTCTTCAACTCCAGGTCTTGGTACAGCTGTACAAATGTTTAAAATAGGACAAGGTAGTACTTTGACAACATCCGGTCAAACGGTTGGTATAACTAATGTAAATACATCAAGAACTTTATATTTTACAGCCGGTACATATTATGTATTTACAACGGTTCAAAGTATGGGAAGTATAGACTTCTCTACCAATCCTTTTATTAGTAGGGCAGAGCTTACTGGGACAACATTTACACCAAGTGCTGTAACATTAACTACAGCTTTAGACCAAACGGAATTAACCGATGAAGGATTGTTTATTGTACAAGATATTAATAAGTACGCAAAAATAAGTAGAAATTCATCTGAAGATTTTATTAGTGTATCTCAAAATTCAGCAACATACGCTGGTATAAATGCAACAAACTTTTTGGGAAAGGGAAATCCTGCAATTACACTTACTAAAGGAGATTTGAAAGTTTTAGATGGTAGAATTGAATTTAATCAACCGGGCGTTGATAGAGGATTTAGTGTTAACTGGACTAAGGGAGCTCCATCAAACTACGAAGGGCAATTAGGACAAGTATTAGATGCTGGGCAGTTAAGACCTTCTATTAGATTTAATAATATTGCTGGTGCTGGTGCTATTGGTGGTACTATGAGGGGTGTGGAAATTTCTATTGCAAATGGTTGGATTGGTAGAAATACTTCATCAAGAAGATTTAAAGAAGATATTGAAATTTGGCAGCATCCTAGCGTATTGGATATTATAAATAGTGTAGATGTAAAGACATTCTATTGGAAAGTAGATGCTGAAAAAGAATATAGACCTCAAAATATAGGTTTGATTGCGGAAGAATTATTAGAAGCGGGACTTGAGGAATATGTGGGATTTGATACTGATAGAGATGAAAATGGAGTTGATAAACTTAATTCTGATGGGTCTAAAGCTATGTTACCATATGATATTGATAAAACTGGATTGGTATTCCCATTATGGAGAGCGGTACAGGAATTATCTAAAAAGGTTAAGGATTTGGAGGATAAATTAAATCAACTTAATTCTTAAAAAATATATACTTATATATAAATAAATAATATTATGGCACAAAAAACTGAAAAATTAGAACAAGGTACATTAGATAAGATAGTAAAATATCAATCTGATGCAAATCAAATTATTTTTGAATTAGGACAATTATCTTTGCAAATTAGAGAATTTGAATCCCAATTGAAAAAAGTTAATGAAATTAAAACCCAATCTGAAGAAAAATTTGATAATATAGGACTTCAACTGGAGAACATATTATCTGATTTACAAAGAAAATATCCAAATGGAGAAATAAATTTAGAAGAAGGTGTAATTAAATTTGAATCTGCTGAATAAAATAAATTTGGCAGTTTCAAAATAATTTCGTATATTTGTTACAATAAATAGTTTAATGGAAAATCCACGCAAAAAGTTACTTTATGTATGTCCTCATCTTTCTACCGGTGGACAACCGCAATACGCATATAAGCAAATAAAACATTTTATTGATGAGTTTGATATCCAAGTTGTTGAAATAAACAATAGTGGGGGTGATGCGTTTGTAGTTCAAAAAAATAGAATAAAATCGTTAGTTACAGTTCATACACTGGGCGAAGACAAAACGGAAATAATTGAAATAATTGAACAATACAATCCTGATATAATACATTTTCAGGAAATTCCACAATTTGATTTACCAAAATATGCATTAGACGTAATATTTAGAAAAAGTAGACCTTATTATATTGTAGCAACTACACATGGTTCATTCACAAATCCATCTGAAATAATTTATCAACCCGATAGATATGTTTTAGTATCTGAATGGAGTAGACAAAGATTTATTGATACCGGGGTTGAAACTATGTTATGGGAATATCCAATTGAAGAATATACATTTGATAAAGCAACTGCACAAAAAGAATTAGAATTAGACCCAACTTGGAAGCATGTACTAAATGTTGGATTATTTGCACCAGGTAAAAATCAAAGTGAAGTATTTGCAATAGCAAGACAATTAGAAAAATATAAAATAAAATTTCATTTTGTTGGTAATCAAGCTATGAACTTTGAAGATTATTGGTCACCACTAATGAAACACAAACCTGATAATTGTGTAGTGTGGGGAGAGCGTGATGATGTAGATACTTTCTATTCAGCATGTGATATGTTTTATTTTAGTTCTAAATTAGAATTAAATCCATTATCAATTAAAGAAGCATTATCGTATAAATTACCTTGTATATTTAGAAAGTTACACACTTATTTAGATACATATGATAATAATCCGTTAGTAACATATATTGATGATGATTTAAAAATTACCAAAAGAATTATATTACAAACTCTGATGCCTGACTTTAATGAAATACCAGGTTGGTTTGTATATAAACCTTTATATGATAAAATGGTAGAAAATGCTCCGTTTAATTCAACATTTGTAGAAGTGGGAGCATGGTTTGGTAAGTCAACTAATTATTTAGCCGGTAAAATAAAAGAATCTAAAAAGAACATACATTTTACAACCATAGATACTTTTAAAGGAACTCAAACAGAAGAATTGCATTTAAATATTGTAGATAATTTCAATGGAGATATACTTTATGAATTTATAGATAATACTATTATATCAAACAATTATGGAACATTTGATATTATAAAAGATGAATCAAAAAACGCAGCAACTCAATTTGTAAATCAAAGTATTGAGTATTTGATGATAGATGGTGGGCATTCGTATGATGAAGTTATGGATGATATTAGACTGTGGTATAATAAAGTGAAGCCAGGTGGGGTTATTAGTGGCGATGATTATAATATTTTTGAAGGAGTTAATAGAGCAGCTGATGAATATTTTTACAATCAATTTGATAAATCCTTTTTCAGATGTTGGGTTAGACGAAAACCACGCATTCAAATTAAACATTTATTAACTAGACCAGAAGATGTTAGAGAACGAGTTAGTATTGCATCTATAAAACAATTGGCAAAATATGGTATGGATTATCAACCAATTGTAAATAAACCATACGAAGGATTTGCACCAGCTGAACATTGTAGAAGACCTGAGCATATAAGTAAAGATAATAAGCCAGGTGAGTTACATCCTGGAGCTGGATTGGGTTGGATAACTGGTAGACATTATGGATGTTATCTAGCTCATAGAGGTGCGTTAGAAACTATGGATGAAACGAACTATGATTACACATTAATATTTGAAGCAGATGCTTTCATTAATGTAGGTTTAGAAGAATTTGTTGATATTGTAAATAGAGCATGTTTCTTATCGGAAAGAGATGATGTATATTATATAGGATTGGCAGATAACCCATCTTGGACTAAAGATAGAATAGATAATTTATTTTCAAAAACAGCAGCAAATCAGGATTTAGCACATGCATACTTAATCCCAAATAGAACAAAACAATGGTGGATGGATAGAATTGAAGATTGTGGATGGGATGTTGGCGACCTTTGGTATAATCATGTATTTGCTAACCACCCAAAACCAAGATATACAACAAACAAAATGTATAGTAAGCAAGCGGAAGGATATTCTTTATTAGATGAGACAGTTAAAACTTGGAGTTAATGATATACGATAATTTAAAAAAGAATGAAAACAATATAGTTAAAATTCAAAATAAAGTAACCCTTAATTTTGTAAGAGGGCCATTTGTTGAGATTACAGGAAATAAAAAAGCTGATTATAAAGTTGATTTTGTGGATAATAAAACTGGTAAAGTTTTATTTAGTAGTAATATTGGTTCTAATTGTTGGACTAAATGTAATATAGAATATTTTGTAGAATGGAAAGTAAACATATATGAAGATGGTAAACTTTGGTATGAACATCTTTATAATGCAAAAGGTAAACGAGTTTATATATCATTAGATTCTAGAGCATTAGGCGATACATTGGCCTGGTTTGCTTATATAGATGAGTTTAGAAAAAAACACGAATGTAATGTTGTTACTTCTACATTTATGAATGATATGTTTATAGAGCAATATCCTAATTTAGAATTTGTTACACCTGGTAATAATGTAGATAATTTATACGCTATGTATTCTATTGGATTATTTTATAATGATGATGATTCAGTAAATTTATTAAAAAACCCAATTGACCCTAAAAGTGTTACTCTTCAAAAAATGGCATCTGATATTTTAGGAATAGATTATATTGAAATAAAACCAAAAATAAAAGAAAGAAATATTAAAATAGATAAAAATCTTAAGCAAGTATGTATTGCTGTATTTGGAACAGCTCAACCAAAATTTTGGAATAATCCATCTGGTTGGCAAGATATTGTAGATTGGTTAAAAGCTAGAGGTTATATTGTTAAATTAGTATCCAAAGAAGGTGATGACTATATGGGAAATAAATTACCAAATGGAATAGTGCAACATCCACATGGACCTATTGAATGTGTTATGGATGAGATGAAAAAATCAAAAGCATTTATTGGTATTGGTAGTGGATTGAGTTGGTTAAGTTGGACGTTAGAAGTACCTACTGTTTTAATAAGCGGATTTTCGTATGAATGGGCTGAAATGAGAGATTGTATAAGAATTGGAGCTCCAAAAGGTAAATGTGAAGGATGTTTTAATAGACTTAGATTAGATGCCGGAGATTGGAATTGGTGTCCTGACCATAAAGGTACAAATAGACAATTTGAATGTACTAAATCAATTACATCTGAAATGGTAATAAAAGAATTAGAAAAATTCTTATAAAAAATATAAAATAATATACTTATATATACAAAACAATTAAATAATAATTATGGCAGAGTTAGACAAAATTCCACAAAAGCAATCAATTGAAATTGAAATTGCTAAATTAGATGAAGATGTAATAAAAAATATTACAGAATTAAACCAAAAATCAAACAATTTAATTTCAGATTTTGGACAAATTTACATCAGAAAAAGAGAAATTGAAGATGAATTAACTAAATTGGATGAAATTTTAGAAAAAGGAGAAAACGACTTTAAATCTATTAATATGAAATTAAAAGAAATAGTAGATGCATTGGATGATAAATACCCACAAGGTAGATTGAATCTACAAGATGGCACAGTTCAATATCAACCAGGTGCACCTAGTAGAAAACAATTAGCAGAGCAACAAGCTCAACAAGCTAAATAATTTGTAAAAGATTAATCCTCAATATTTATATGATATGAAAGGATTAGCAAAGTTTTTAGTAGAATCAATATTGTTGGAAGCGGATTCCATAGACAAAGTAGTTGTTGTCTATTCGGGCCGCTTTCAACCTTTTCATAAGGGCCATTACGCAACTTATGATAATTTAGTAAAGAAATTCGGAAAGGATAGTGTGTATATCGGAACTTCCAATGTTACCGATTCAAAGAAATCTCCATTTAATTTTAAAGAGAAAAAAGCAATAATGACAAATATGTTTGGTATTCCATCAAGCAAAATTGCCAATATCAGAAATCCATATGCACCTGAAGAAATTCTAAATAAATACGATGAAGATACAACTGGTTTAATAGTTGTAGTTGGTGAGAAAGACCAAAATAGATTAAGTGGTAAATATTTCGCACCATATAAAGGAAAGGTAACTGAACCTTATTTAGATAGAGGATATGTTTATGCATCCCCTGCTACGGCAAATCCTATTAGTGGTACTGATGTTCGTTATTGGTTAAGTGCTGGAAGTGCTGCCGATAGAAAGAAAAACTTTACAAAAGCATATCCTAGATTTGATGAACAAATATTCAAATTAATTACTCTTAAGTTAAAGGGATTAAAAGAATGTATCAACGAAGAAATTAAACTAAACGTAAAAGTTGGTGATACTTTACTAATGGGTAAATTCAAAAATAAAAAAGTAGTTGTTAAAAATATTGGTAAAGATGAGTGGGGAATGCCAACAATCAATGGTAAGAAAGCAGTAACATTCAGAATACCAAAAAAAGATGATTTAAAAGAAATGGGTCTTGGTGGTGGAGCTGGTGTAGGTTTGAGTTTACCGGGTGGATATATTAATGGAGCGCCTGATACTAAAGATGTTAAGAAAAATAGTAAGAAACTTAACAACAAAGGAATGAGTGGATATGAGGAGATTGATGAAGATACTGATACTATTCCTGGTGGTTTGGCAAAAGGTAAAACGCTAATTGATTTGGCTAAGAAGTATGATGAGAAAGGATACTATGACCCAAACCAATTTGCAGCAGAATATATCAAACCTAAATTAATGAATGGTATTAAAGTTGAAATGGAACATACAACTGATGTTCGTATTGCAACTGAAATAGCTATGGACCATTTATGGGAAGATATCAACTATTATGAGAAATTAGCTAAAATTGAAAAACCAATAAAAGAATCTTTATTAACAGAAGGTGGGGCTTATGGACATATGGCACATCCATTTGATATTGAAATGGGTTTAACATTTGGTGACCTTAAACAAATAGTAGTAAGAGCCCTTAATGGTGATTTGGAATTAGCAAGAGAAAAAACCGATGGACAGGCATTAGCAATTAGTTGGGTAAATGGTAGATTGGTTGCAGCTCGTAACAAATCTCACTTAAAAGATAAAGGAGTTGGTGCTATGACAATAGGACAAGTAGCAGATAAGTTTGCTGGTAGAGGTGGATTAACCGATGCTTACAACTTCGCTATGCAAGATTTATCAAAAGCAATTGCAGCATTATCCGAACCTCAACGTAAGAAGGTTTTTAAGGATGGTAGTTCGTTTATGAACTTGGAAGTAATATATCCAACGTCTGTAAACGTAATCCCTTATAATCAACCCCTATTAGTATTTCATGGTACTTTTGATTATGATATGGCTGGTACTATAATTGGACAAAATCAAGATGCAGCAAAAGTATTAGGTGGAATGATTAAGCAAGTAAACGCACATGTTCAAGCTAAATACACAATACAGGGACCTCCAATGCAAACACTCCCTAAAACCGAACATCTTTCTAAATTACAAGGAAAGTATTTGGGAATGATTTCTAAACTACAATCTGAATTTGGGTTAGCTGACTCGGATGGTGTAGCAGATTATCATCAGGCTTGGTGGACAAATTTTGTAGAAAAGGGAGCAAAGAAATTGGATGCACAACAAAAAATAGGATTAATTAAAAGATGGGCTTTTTTAGATAAAAGTTTTCGTATAGGGGATATAAAGGATGACAAGATAAGAGCTTGGGCTGAACAAACGGATAAGCAAGACCAACAAAAGATATCAAAACAAAACTTAATGAGATTTGAGGAGATATTCTTAGGCGTTGGTGCAGATGTATTATCATTTATGACATCAGTATTAACTGCAAATCCTGCAGAAGCTACTAAACAAATGAAAGCAAAATTACAAAGTACAATATCTCAAGTAAAAGCAAGTGGTGACCCTAAAAAGATTGCAAAACTTAAATTAGAATTAAGTAGGATGCAAGCTTTGGGTGGATTTGATAAAATCGTACCAAATGAGGGATTGGTATTCGTATATGGTGGAAACACTTACAAACTAACAGGTGCATTCGCACCGCTTAATCAGATTTTAGGCATATTTTTTGATTCTTAATCGTTTTTTTGATTTTGATATACTTATATATACGAATATATTGTATATAATATGGCAAAGGAATTCAATAAAAAATTTATGCATCCAACTCGTAGGAAGTTGGTAGATATGGTATTGACTGGTGGTGATTATGAAAAGAACACACAAATATCATTTTCTGGAGCAGATGAAAAAAAGGTAAAAAGAGAAATTGGCGAAAAATGGACTGATACCAATGGTAGGTCTTGGGAGCAATTAGAAGCTGGTAAAATAGAAACATCCGAATTGGGTGATACTATGGCTGAGGTTAGAGCTTACTTAGATAAGTTAAATACTTGCAAATCTGATAATTGTAAAACAATCAAAATAGGTAGAGTTGACAAAAAATTAATATCTAAGACAGGATATTGTTTACATTGTCTTGCATTACGAGAAGCTCAAATAAAATATGATGGATTGTGGGAAGCATATGAAGATTATAAAATATTTTCAAATATGATTGCGCACGGTAATGATATAGTGGCCCAATTTAAACAAGCTTATAGAGATGCAAAGCAAACTTATGAAGTAGTTCAAGAAGATGGTAAGATTGAAACTTGGAGTATGGAAAGAGATGTAGAAGAACTTAAAGCAGAAATTCTTTTGGATATTGTTAAATTTGAAGGTGAGATTGAACAAGCTACTAAATTAAGAAATGAGGCTTACGATAAATTAAAAGATAAAAATTACGATTTAGTAAGACCTCTTAAAGATTAATATGAGTACTGGTATAACACAAAAGAAATCCTTAAAAGATATTATTGCAGACGAATATAAAAAATGTGCGGTAGACCCGATACATTTTATGAAAAAGTATTGCATGATTCAACATCCTGTAAGGGGTAAAATACCATTCCAATTATTTCCATTTCAGGAAAAGACTTTAACGCAATTTAAAGATAATAGATTTAATGTAGTTCTAAAATCACGTCAAACTGGTATCTCAACACTATGTGCTGGGTTTTCACTTTGGAAAATGATATTTAATTCAGATTTTAATGTGTTGGTAATTGCAACAAAGCAAGAAGTGGCAAAGAACTTAGTAACAAAGGTAAGAGTAATGCATGATTTGCTTCCAACATGGCTTAAAGGTGGGTCTATGGAAGATAACAAACTTTCCCTTCGTTTACAAAATGGTTCTCAAATTAAGGCTATTGCTTCTTCTCCTGATGCAGGACGTTCTGAAGCCTTATCACTTCTAATATTTGATGAGGCCGCTTTCATTGATGATATTGATGAGATTTGGGTATCGGCTCAATCAACCTTATCAACGGGTGGTAGTTGTATAGCATTATCTACTCCGAATGGTGTGGGTAATTGGTTTCATCAAACTTGGTTAGGTGCGGAAGAAAGTACAAATCCATTTAATACAATCAGATTACATTGGACAGTTCATCCTGAAAGAGACCAAAAATGGAGAGATGAGCAAGAGAAATTATTGGGTACAAAGAAAGCAGCACAAGAATGTGATTGTGATTTTATATCTTCTGGTGAAACTGTAATTGAACCTGAATTATTAATGTTTTATAAAGAAACATATGTAATACCACCAATTGAGAAAGGTGGATTTGATGGAAACCTTTGGAAATGGGAACATGCTGATTATAATAAATCTTACATGGTAGTGGCCGATGTGGCTAGAGGAGATGGCGCCGATTATTCTACATGTCATGTAATTGATATTGCCAATTCAGTACAGGTTGCAGAATATAGAGGTAAGGTAGATACTAAAGATTTTGGAAATTTCTTAGTAGCACTTTCAACGGAATATAACGATGCACTACTTGTTATAGAGAATGCAAATATTGGATGGGCAACAATTCAGCAAGTAATTGATAGAGATTATAAAAACTTATTCTATATGAGTAAGGATTTAAAATATATTGATACTGAAAATCAAATGACAAATAGATATAGAGCTGAAGATAGAGGATTGGTAGCTGGATTTTCAACCACTTCTAAAACTAGACCTTTAATCATATCTAAATTAACTGATTACTTTAGAGAAAAATCAATTATAGTTCGTTCTTCTCGTTTAATAGATGAGTTATTTACATTTATTTATATGAATGGTAGAGCAGAGGCTATGAAAGGTTATAATGATGACTTGGTAATGGCATTTTCAATTGGATTATGGGTTAGGGATACTGCACTTCGTTTAAGACAGGAGGGTATTGATTTAACCAAAAGTGCGGTTGGTGGTATTACATCACATACTTACAATGGTGTATATGGTGGTGGTAATGGTATGGATGATGACCCGTGGAGAATGAAAATTGGTGATGGGTTTGAAGATTTAACTCAATGGTTGTAGGGTTTTGATATTTTACGATATTTATGTTATATAATGTCAAAATAGGATTTTTATAGAAATTAATAATAAATTATGGCAGAGCAAGAAGGAATGGATGATAGGAGTTTTTTTGGTAGATTAAAGAAGTTGTTTGCATCGCAAGCTATCGTAACCGTTGATAAAGATGGTAAACGTAAGGTTGTTGATACGGATGAACGCCAAATGAATACAAACTTCGTAAATCTTAGAGACAGATATACAAAATTACAAAGGTCTTACTACGAAACAAATCAGGGTGCACAATCAATGGCATACCATCAAGTTCGTAGAGAATTATTCAGAGATTATGATGCTATGGATAATGACCCAATTATAGCATCGGCATTAGATATATACGCTGATGAATCAACAACAAAAAATGAATATGGTGATATATTAGCAATTAAATCAACAAATGAAAATGTAAGTGCAATACTTCACAACTTATTTTATGATGTAATTAATATAGAATTTAATTTATGGCCTTGGGTAAGAAACTTGGTAAAATACGGAGATTTCTTTTTAGCATTAGAAATTGCAGAAGGTAAAGGTATTGTAAATGTATTACCATACTCTGTATATAACACCGAAAGATTAGAAGGTACTGAACCAATGAACCAAAACTATGTTAAGTTTAAAGTTGAATTAGATAGATTTGGCAAAAAGGAATATGAGAACTATGAAATGGCCCATTTCCGTTTACTTTCAGATACAAACTTCCTTCCATATGGTAAGGCTATGATTGAAGGTGGTCGTAGAGTATGGAAACAATTATCTTTAATGGAAGATGCGATGTTAATTCATCGTATTATGAGAGCACCTGAAAAGAGAGTGTTCAAAATTGATATTGGTAATATTAATCCACAAGAGGTTGATGGCTATATGCAAAAGATTATCAACAAAATGAAAAAAACTCCATTTGTTGATAAGAATAGTGGCGATTACAACTTAAAATACAATATTCAAAACCTTACGGAAGATTTCTTCTTACCTGTTAGAGGTGGAGATAGTGGAACATCAATAGATAACTTAAGTGGATTAGAATATACAGCAACTGAAGATATTGATTACTTAAAAGCAAAATTATTTAGCGCATTAAAGATACCTAAAGCATTCTTAGGATATGAAGAAGGTATTAGTGGTAAAGCAACTCTTGCAGCTCAGGATGTTCGTTTTGCTAGAACTATTGAAAGAATTCAAAGAACTGTTGTTAGTGAATTATATAAAATAGCTATTGTTCATTTGGCTGGGCAAGGTATTGATGATTCTGAATTAACAAACTTCCAACTTACTTTAACAAACGCTTCTACAATATATGAGCAAGAGAAAGTAAATCTTTGGAGTGAGAAAGTTAGATTAGCAAGTGATACGAAAGCATTAAACATGTTATCTACCGATTGGGTGTATCATAATATATTTAATATAAGTGAAGATGATATGGATACTGAAAGAGCTAAAATGATATTAGACCTTAAAGACCGTTTCAGACACACTTCAATTGAACAGCAAGGACAAGACCCAGCAAATCCACCGCAACAACAAAATGTGGAGGAGGAGATTGAAAAAATGAAGCAAGAGATTGTAGATAATAAAGGTGGAAGGCCAAGAGAAGGAAATACCTACGGTAAAGACAAACACCCATTGGGTAGAGACCCATTAGGTAATAAAGAAAATGAGAGTGAGAGAAAGAGAGAAATGAGAACAAACGAATCAAATAAACGAATAGCGCAGGAATATATTAATGCATTTTCATCAAAAAAGAAAATTTTAAGTGAAAAAACACAAAAAACCGACCTTTTAGATGAAAATAATTTATTAGATGACACCAAATTTTAATAAACATTAAAAAGTTTATATTTATATGTGTTAGTTTATAGACATAGGTTAAATTATAGGGTAATAAATGAAAAAAATAAAACATTCCAAAGTTAAGAATACTGGAGTGCTATTTGAGCTTTTAGTAAGACAAATAACATTAGAGGTACTTAATGGAGATAAAACTGAAAACGCTAAACATATAGTAAAAGAGTTCTTTGCTGCAGGTACTGAATTAAATAAAGAATTACGTCTTTATGATTTATTATTAAAAGAGAAGTATAATTCCGAATCAAGAGCAGAAATGTTTGTAGATACTGTATCTCAAGCACACTCTAAGTTAAATGAGAACAAACTTTCAAAAGAGAAATATAATCTTATTAAGCAAATTAATGAGAAATTTGAATTAGAACAATTCCTTTCTTCTCCTATAACTAACTATAAAGTATTAGCTTCAATATATAAAGTATTTGAATCTAAAAAGTCCAAAAACTACGATATTAAAGATATATTCAATTCTAAAGTAACCCTTATTGAGAACATCATCTCAAGACCCGCAGTGGCTAAAACTAACAAAACAACAGAGGATACTAAATTAATTGAATCATATAAAAAGCAAGATAAAGATTTAAGATTATTAACTTATAAGATTCTTGTTGAGACTTTTAATAAAAAATACACAAATTTAGATGAAAAACAAAAGGGCTTGTTAAAAGAGTATATCAATAACATGTCTAATACAACTAAATTTAAAGATTATTTGGCAGTAGAACTTCCACAAATTGTGAAAGAACTAAAAACAATTAAATCCAAAATATCAGATAAAGTAACTACAATTAAATTATCAGAAACTATTTCTGTTTTAGAAAAAATGAAAATTGGTAAAAATGTAACTGATAGTAATGTTTCATCTATAATGCTTTCTTATGAGTTAATCAAAGAATTAAAATTAAAGGTAAATGTCAAATAGACTAAAAGAAATAATTAGAGGTATAGTTAAAGAAATCCAAGACGAAAAGGAATTGGAAGAAATGACTGGAACTGGTGCAGTTGCTGGATATGATACTCCAAACGCATTTTCTAAACCAGGTCAAACTGCAAAGAAAAATAAAAGATTAGCTAACGTAACTGGTGGTGAGGTTGTTGATGATTTGGAAGAAGGTAAGGACTGGTTGAAAAACGATGTTCCTGCTGATTCTAAAAAACCATTAGCAATAAAACCAACAGCAATTAGTTCAGCAGATGCTGGTGGTATTGCAGATAAGAGTGGTATGATATTAGCTAAAGAGGATGATGAAGCTAGTTTAAATGAAAATCGTTGGTTAGAAATTAAAAACGGAGATGGTTCACCTAAAGCTAAAATGAGTAGAGGGGTAACATCTATCAAACAACAATTAGGTGAAGTAGAAAAATTTGTTAACTGGTATTCTAAGATAAAGAATGAGAATGGAGTTAAAAGAGGAGATTACTATAAAAGAACAAATAAGAGTTTACATAAGATAAAAGAAAGGTTAATGAATCTTTCAGAAAAAATTAGAACATTATAATATGAACACATCAATTACAAAATCAAGACTAAAAGAATTAGTTAAAGAAGTAATGGTAGAAGAAAATGAATATCAAGCGTTTTTTGCTAAAGCATTAGAAAAGTCTGGAAAATCTATTCCATCTATGAGTGATGACGAAAAGAAAGCATTCTTTAATAAAATAGATTCTGCTTGGAATGGTAAAGGTGATAAGAACGAAGCATTAGTTGGTGGACAAAAAGAACTAGATACCGATAAGGATGGTGATATTGAGGGAGATGATTTAGCAGATTTAAGAGCTAGTAAAAATGAAGCAAGAGATGCTGATGGTAATGAATTTCCTGAACTAGATGATTTTAAAGCAGCTATTAAAAAAATGATTCAAAATAATGATGTTGAAAAACTTTTAAAAAATAAAGTTGTTTCATATTTACAAAAAGAAAAAAGATTTGATGGCGCGGGTAATACAAATAGTATGAGATTATACGATAAAGTAA